CCTGAATAATCTTTAAATCAGGACGCCTACCCATCAACCAAGTCGGAAACAAATAACTCGCAAACTCACTCTTCGTATGACGCGGAGGCATGTTGATAATCAAACGCTTTAACTTACCGTCAGCAACGTCCTGCAACTTCTGAGCATAAATCTTGTGATGCCTGCCCTCAATAAATTGAGGCCAAACATGCTTCACAAAGCTCATAAAGCTATCGTGTTTTTCATTCCTATCATCAAGCGTCTTTAAACGCTCCAACATAGGAGCAACCTTCGCAAGTTCCTCGTCAGTGAGGTACTTCGTATAGTCGCTCAAATCATTCATGTTAGCCTCTCATCGAACCCAAAAAGCGATCAATGTTAGGAGTTACAGCACCACCCGCAGCAAACTGCTTAGGCGATCTGATTCTAATCGGATCTACAGGATCAGGCTCAACTGGAATCGTAACATCACCACCACCCGTAGATGGACGATCCGCTGGACCCAAGGTCAAACTAGGCGTGTCAGCCGCCGAATCTATAGGCATACAAGTGTTCGTGATCGGATCGAGATACATACCATCTGGGCATGGATCAGCAGTAGCATCATCCTCTTCAGAAAACATATCAGCAAACTGATCAACGCGAACAGGACCATCTTCAGTATTCTCAAACTGCCCAAAGCCCCTAACCAAATTACCGTCACTATCCTCAACGCCAATTACAACATCAGGGTTCTCAGAATCATAAACAAACTTGCCAGTTTCCTTATACGCATCCAAAAACTTCTGCGCCGTACTTGCATTCATCTTCTGAGGATCAATCAAATTATACGTCATGGCCTTAATCGCATAATTCAAAACATCGCCAGCAACATTTTTCAAATTAGAACCAAACGATCCATCACCACCATACAACCGCGTACCTTCAGGGTTCTCATCCCTAAACGTAGCAATCTGCTCATCAGTAGCACCATTCTCGCGCATCGTATCAACAATCCGCTCAATACGAGCCTCATCCATACGAATGTTGCTGTTGTTCAATACATCCTGAATTAATCGCGCTTCAGCCGCGTTTACAGAACCCGGATAACGACCCATATCAGCATATGACTCCGCTAACTTCTCCTGCATTTCTGTAGATAAAGTATTAGAAGTCGGGTTCTGAATCTCATCAACAGTCACAGTCTCTGTCACCACAGGAGAAACATTTAAACCAGCCTCATCATAACCACTAAATATTCCGCTATCTAAAGCCTCAGCAACAGCATCACTCGTGTCTATAATAGGAATCTCTGTACCATCCAAATCCTCAGAAACCGCACCAGACTGAAGCTCGTTCATGATGTCATCAAGAGTTTTTACTTCTGTCGAAGAAGGTGATATGTTCGCAGAAACCTCCTCCGCAACCTGATCTGGAACGCTCACACTTTCAGAAGGATCAGAAAGTAATTGCTCAGAACCATCAGATAAACCAGCGTCTTCAAGAATTTGCTGAAGCTCGTTCGCAAGCGAAACACCCTCAGAAGCCATCTTTCCAGATTGAATCGCACCCTGACCGTAAATATTATCAATCGTATCAGAATTATTTGCAAGCTGACGCGCCAAATCCTGCGCAGCAGCAATTTGCTCAGGCGTAAAATCATTATCACTCGCGCCAACTAAACTAATCCCAATAGAATTTGCACTCGTTACGTCCTCAAAACCTTCCTTTAAATCACTAGACTTTAAGTGGTTTGTACGAGCGTCTAAAGGTGCGCCCTGAATAATCGTGCCATCCTTGCCAACAACGAAGTGATAACCAAAACGACCACCACGCTCCTCATCAAACGTCTTGCCGTAATTTACTTGGTTCTCAGCAGGATAATTGTTTCCAGTATGGTGAAACACAATATTTTCAAACGGCTCGGCGTTTTGAGTAGCCGTAATGCCATATGTTATGTTCTCATCGCCACTGTACACAAACTTATTGTCACCAGTATAATTAAACACATTTGGATTATTTGGCCTAGAAAACGGAACACTAGCACTCGTAGTAGATAGACCATCAGTGTCAATTGAAACCCCTAAAGCCTCTCTAACAGCATCGTCAATTGCTATAGGGTCAAGAGAAATATCATCGCCCAAACCAAGAGGATCACGATCCAAACCACCAGTACCCGGCGCTAAAATAGTATCATCGTATAAACCACTTTCAAGAGCGTCCATCTCAGCTAAAGCAGCCTCTATCTGTCTTGTAGCATCTATTATATCTGGAACCCCTGCATAATCTCCCAACCCATCAGCAGTAAGACCATACGGGTACTGATCAACTTGATCCTCAACGGACAAAGGACCCGGAGTAATGTTCGTCAATCCCATATCAGCTAACTCAGCATCCAACTCCGCAGCCGAAGGCGTGTAACTCTCACCAACATCAACATTAGGCGTGTAAACCTCAAGATCAAGATCAGGAATACTACCAAGCGAACGACTCTGAGGCTGCTGCGTAACAACATCAACCGCCTGCTGATCTAAACGCTCCTGCTCAAGACGAGCCTCTTCTGCTAACCTAGCTTCCTCAGCCGCTTGAGCCTCCTGCGCCGCAGCATAATCATCCGCAGCAGTCGCCTCAGCCTGACTACCATACTCATTGCCAAAAGCATCATAATAAACAGGAGGCGGCGCAAGAGGAGCTACGTCCTCAACAGGACCTAAACCAAAATTCTCAGTGCTCGCACCCGGAGTCGCCTCAGTGAAAATATTGCCAGTGCCAAATATATCATCAACCTCAACAGGATCAAAAGCATCCATGCCACTCGTGCCAGTGCCACCACTCACAACAGGATCAACGTAATCAGCAAAATCCTGAGACGTAACTCCAGCAGTCTGTGACGCTACCTGCTCTGGACTCAAACCACTCACACTCAAACCTACACCAGTATCCCCAGATGGGTCATAACCAACATAAAGAGGATCAACACCCTCTACACCACCAGAAACAACATCTACACCCATACCACCAGATGTAACAAAACCATCAGCCGTACTCGCTCCATATGGATCAACATCAGCCGACGCACTCTGTGCCGCGTAAACATCCTGAAACGCATTGTAATCATTATCATCAGACGATGATGAAGAAGGAGTAGAAGGCGAAGGAGGCATATAAGAACTCGTGTCAGATAAAACACTGTCAGCAAAACTCGTGTCAACACCACTACCGCTACCAGTATAACCATCAGCAGTCGCAGCTATAACATTCTGACCACCAATGCTAACCTCCTGACCACCATAACCAGCATCAATCGCATCGTAATAAGTATCAAATGTAGGTACAGCCGTAGGCGGCGCAGGCGTACTGCTACCACTGTCATCAGAACCACCGCCGCCACCACCGCCAGAATCACCACCAGAATCAAACACAATCCGCGGCATAAAGCCAAAACCCAACAAGTCTCTAAATGTCTTCATGCCACTTTCCTATGCCACTTCTCATCGCGCTTACTACCATCAGGATATAACCTTAATCCCTCCGCAGTCGCAACATTTGGATAATTATCCCACATAAATTGCTGTATGTCCCGTATAAACCGTATAACCTCCCTACGACCAGCACGACACTGAAACTTCGGAAAGAACAAAATTAAACCATCAGAACAATCTCGCGCAAAAACCTCACCACCATCCCAACAATCACCGTCTATCTCTTCACGACGAAAAAAACCCCAAGTACAATAACCAACAATCTCACCACCAACCCTGTGAACAAAACAACGATCATGCTCAATCGCACAGTAAATCGAGTTCCGAACATTCGTAATACGATGCTTCTCATAGAAATTGTCGTTTAAAACCAACGACATAACTGACCCAAGAAGCGCGTGGTCCATCAGTAACGACCCAAGCCCCTAAATAACGGTACAACTCCACCACCCATCATCTGAACTGGCGCACTACCAACACTCGCATTGTCTCCAATCACACGACCCGGACCAACCATAGGACCCATCATAGAACCACCCTGAATCGGCATCGGACCCATAGAACCCATCGGCAAACCTCCGCGCTGCCCAAAACTCATAGGCGCAACAGGCGGAACAGGCATCTGACGCTGCTGCTGTAACTGCTGACTCGCCATAAATTGCTGCTTACGTCCAGCCATGTAATTCTTCAAATTCGCACGACCAACCGCACTACCACCATAAACACTACCAACAGACTGCTGTTGCTGTTGCTGCTGAGGAAAAACCTGACCCGGCATCGGAGGGGGAGAAGGAGGTGCCATATTAGGCATCTGAACTGGAGCAGCAGGAGGTGGCCCCATCTGACCTCCCATCGGAGGACCCATCGGGGCAGGCATACCACCCATCGGCATAGATTTTACAGCTACCATCAAAAATCTCCTGTTAATAAAACAAACCCTAACAAGAAATCACGATTTAATCAATCACCTCTAACAATCCGTTCTTAATCATACTGCCAGCTAACGCATCACGGCTATGATAATAATAATTCCCTCCATTCCACTCACACAACTCTATCGCCATCCTACGACAAAATCGACGCTCATCCTCACAACCACCAATACGATGACCAGACTGTATCATAGGAACAACCTCACCAGCACCCTGAGCATCAAACTCAACGTCAAAACCATACTTCAACCTGTATCTAGGCATCCATAGCCGCCTTCCTCGCCGCAATCGCATCCTTCATATCAGAAAACGTTCCCAAATTCACCTTCCGTCCATCAATATTAGCAGACGCACGCCACTTCCCACGATCCCTCAAAAAACTCACACCCTTAACTCCAGACGTATTCGCCCTGCTCAATCCAGTATTAGCAGACTGCTCACGAGGCGTAACCTCTCGCAAATTCACAATCCTATTATCACAACCATCCCTGTTAATATGATCCACAGAATTTGGAAAAATAGGATAATATCCATGATACAAAAAGAAACCAACACGATGCGCAAACAACTTCTTATCAACACCCTTATAAGACGCACCACCACACATATAATCACAAGTCGATCTGCTCGTCCTAACACGCCTGTTAAACGATAAACGACCACTAAACTCCTTGTTATACTTCACAGAAGCTCCCAAAGCACTCATAAACGAACTACCCTCACCACGATCCTCAAAATCACACTCCAAACGATCACACGCATATATCAAACCACTCTCCGCGTCATAACGATACAACCTACGCATCAAGTCCAAATCTTCCCACCAACCCTTGCTAGACATTCATAACTCCATTCCACTCTGCGTGGTAGGGTATGGGAAGATAAGGGACCCGTCAATGGAGATTTTTTTAAAAAATTTTTCTGGGGGCCTATGGGACCCATACGGACTAAAAAGGTTTTTTGAGGTGGTTGTTCGTGGGGAACAGTGTGTAGGGCGCTGCCCGACACGCTATGACATATGGGGGGGGCCATAGGTCCCATATACCCCGATTTCAGCACAATTGTTCGGGTTGGCTAGGGTACCTTGGAAAAGTAAAAAGCCCGCGCTAGGCGGGCTTCCTTGTGGCTGTGGCGTATGTTTCTGGCGCTATCGCGCCAGTGTTTGTATTCGATCCTGCCACCATTCGAATAAATCATCATCAACGTTTGCCCATATGCTTTCAACGCCGCGGCGGTTTTCTGGAAGCAATTGCGCGCCGCTTCCCTCAGTCTCAAAACTGAATAGAACGGTATAACTTGTGTGATGCGTGCCATCGCCATATCGCGCACCATTCGCTTGTTGCGTGTTAGTGACAACCGCCGCATCGCCAACGCGTGAACGTATTTCAGAAACCGCGGCGCGAACGCGCTGTTCACTACAGCCTGTCGCATCCATTATTTGCTGTGTAGTCGCGCCACCATCTGAACGCATCATTGTATATTGAACGCCAACGCGTGCGCCGCGTCTGAATGGTTGTTCTGGCGTATCAGTAACAATTGTTCGGTTGCCATTTTCAACGCGGTTGGCGTTGGTATGATCAACTAGGTTTAAAAGGAATTTAACCCAATTGATAATTTTGTCGGCTTCAATGGTGCCGCTTGCCTGTCTGAATTCAATTGTGCCGCGTGACCATGTTTGCAAATTAATCGTCGTGAATTTGCCGAACGTCAATTCGCTAATGTTTGAAGCGTTCTCAATACGGCGCGTGCTTAACGGCGAGCAATAACGGTTGTCAGTGCGCGAACGTGGGAACATTGAGTTAACCGCATCTTGTTGGCGTGTATAGCGGCGCATGATGTCTTGAACCGCGATAAAGTCCATTGGCTCGCCATATGCGCCAGTGATATAACGTCCAGTTGTGGCGCGTGAATGGATGCTATCGCCACAAAAGCGAACCGCGTGCGTGCTATCGTTAAGCGGCGCATTGCCAATATGAACGTGCAAACCGCATGACGAATTCACGTTGACACCAACGTCTGAAAGAACGCGGCAAATTTTCTTAATATAATCGAATGCGAAATCACAAGCGGCAAGCGGCGGCAAAACGATTTCGGCATCAACGCGCGGCGTGCCGTCTGGCTTTACTTCACAGCCGCGAATTTCGGCACGATCAAACGCGCTTTTTATTATTGCGATATTTGCGCCGCTTGTTTCGATTTCTATTCCAAATGTGTAAGTCATTGTTTTTACTTCCTTTTTACTA